AATATATGATATACTCAACTTTTCATTTATAAATGGAACCAAAAAATATTGCATACTGCTAATGTAAAAAAAAACTTATGCACACTGACAGCAGCAATGCAGATTTAGTCATTTTAAACCTATTTCCCCTCAAAAAACTAAATATCCATATAGTAATAAAACCCGGATATATATATGAGATATAATTAGGCATTTCATCAATTATTTTAAATATACCATCAATCATATCACTTCCCCTGTTTAGGGGGTGTCCCCTCTGTACCATGATCAGTTATTACGGTTCTTGAATCTGATTTATGTCCTAACTGAGAATGTGTATGTTCTTTTTTGCTGAAAAAAACTCTAGATGATCTTCTTTTATTCTTTTTATCATTTTTCAAATAATCGTTGCTTCTCTTTGCATTGTAATTTGACATAAGCATCCCTCCCTCACTTTGAATATACCACATAACGAATATATTTTCAATAACCTATTTGTCTAATAATCTATAAATACCTGTCAACCACCTTCGACACCGTACTGCGATCCAAATACAGCTTGTCAGCCACCTCTTGCTGCGTCATGCCATCCCGGTACAGATACTCGAAGATCAAGCGATCCCTGCTGTCAAAAATGGTCGTAAAGAAGATATCGACCTCCAACTGCAGCTTCTCCAGTTCAATCCGTTCATTATGCAGTTTCACGATCAACTCATACTGCTTGTCCTTCCAGTATTTCCTGTCCTTAACTTCGCAGCCGGATACCGTCACTGAAATTCTCTGATACGGAAACTGCTTATTGGAAGACTGCACCTTTCCAAGATATGCCTCCGGCGGATTATCTTTATAATGCTGCAGCTTCTCCTCGTCCTTGCGGATCACCTCGGACAAATAACGGTACTGTTTCAAAATATCCTTCGTCATGTGCATTCCTCCTAAAATGTTCTCTGTGATACATTCGCTTTACAAACGGTAGCACCATCTGCAAGCATTACCAACTGTGTAATACCATCTGCTGCATCATCGTGATCATTGTTACCGATCTGAACAGTCATATTCAATTCATCCATCGCATCGTGATATTCCTTGCCCCTCTTATTGGCTGCAAGGAATTTGCACCGCCTCTTGACGTCTGGTGCATACTGGATGATCTTCGCCAGCTTGCTCATGGTATTTGGTGCCTTGCTGGATGATATGCTGCATTTATATCCTTCCTTCTGAAGCATTTCATCAATCTTGTCCGCATACTCATCACCACCGTTATTCGCCTCAAAATGCTCCATCTGCGGTTTATGATGCAATGTCTTTCCAACCACAAGCGGCTGTGTTACGGTCTTATCCCCTCGGTTAAAAATCCAATCCGGAATGTAAATATATCCGTCATCGTATTCGTACCCAAACGGCATCGACAGGCTGTCACCACCGCCCCAGGCTACATCACAGGCAGCCAATACACGGATCATACTGCTCTCCGGCGGCAGCACGCCATTGTACGTCTGCAGCTCATCCTCTGGAAAAAGCAATCCTTCACGCACAAATGGGCGTTGCTGATATTTCGCCTCCCATTCGTTTTTATCCAAACGACTCTTCACATTCAAGAAATACTCCGTTGAAAATCCCTTGCCATAGTCATAAACAAAATTGGACTCCCCATTCTCATTCAATGCCGGTATCTTTCGGAATCTATATCTTTGGTTATCTTTGTACTGTTTCTCTACTCGGCCTAATGGATCCAAAACATTCCATCTGGTGCCAACCATCAATTCTCTGGTTCCATCATTTTTACGATCCACCAGAAGATTCAAATAATCCTGATACCGTCCCTCTAATCGTGACGGAGATAAACTCTCTTGTCTGTCACGAACCATATCATCAACATACAGATAACCGTCCCAGGAAATATCAACTGCACCTGTCCACGTTCCATCAATACCACGACAGGTTAATGTGGCAAAACGATCCGGATCATTCAATGTAACTTCTTTCTTCTCTGCCGACTTCTTCTGCAAAAAAGCCTCCGGAAAGATATCCGCAAAATGATACTGTCTTTTTTCTTCCGGTACATCCAATTCCATAAGATTTAATGCTTCGCCATAGAATCCATCTGCCAGTATTCCACTATGCCCTGACATTGCATTATGGCTGTTCGGTCGTTTTCCCATAACCCATGCCATAAAGAAAATGCAAATCGTGGACTTGCCAACACGAGGAGGCATGGATAACCCATAAAAATCCAGCTTACCATCTTCCAAATCCTGCAGATCATCCACAACCACCTTCAAGGTCATCCGACGTGGCATATAAAATCTTTTTTCCGGAGCCCGATCCTTCTCCATGTAGTACAAAAAATCCACAAAGAAATACGGTGCCAGCATCAACGTAGCTTTCCAATACAGATTCATAAAAGCGATGCTGTTCTCTTTACGACTCTGCCTTGCTGCGATCCGCTGAACCTCTTTCGCCTGCTGCAATGCATACTCCAGATCATCCTCTTTCTCCTCGATTGCCATATCAAGCAATGCACTGGCAAATTTGATATTGGTAAGGTCTTTTTGATGCAGACCTTTTATAATTTTCTTATTTTGTTCGGACATTAAAAAGACACCTACCTTTCAAAGATAAGTGCCTATTCACTGTTACATATACCCGATTGTATATGCCATATTCTTTATTTTGTTACAACATCATCTGATGCATGATTTAACAATTCTTCGGCATCAACTATCATACAACTTATAGTTTCCGCTAATACTCTGGCATCATTGTAAAAGTAACCCGATATTTTCCATAAATCTGCCCGAGTCTCTATTTTCTGACCGAAATAAGTTTCCGTCAACATATTTGATAATACTCTTGCTCTCTCAATTAAAACACTTGCGTCTGAAAATTTACTTTCATTTACTGATATATCCATAATATCGCTCCTTGTCTTCTATTCGAATTTTTGCTATGCTACGCAATACACCAGCATCATTTCTTTAATTACTGTTTCATACACCGGCTTTAAATCCTTGTCTTCTGTGATGATTGACAAATATGTAATCTCCTTGATTTTTGACTGGCTGGCTCCATTCTTCTCTGCCTTTTCTCTCGCGGTTCTCACTCTCTGTCCCAATCGGCACGCCCGCTTCTCACTAAGCCGTGCATAACTCTCATTCCAAGCATCGTGATACCTTGTATTAACATAATGCTCCCTGCAAAACTTTGGTGTATCTGCAATTTTCTTTATGCACTTCTTACACCAAGACTTAAAATCTTCTTTATCTGATGGATTTTCAAAAGTTTCAGAAAGAACTCTTTGTTTCTCCTCAACACGCTCAATCTGTCTTGCCTGTCGCTTTTGCTCCAATTCCACTTTAGCCTGTTCATCCATCATCGCATATAACATCTGCATCTGCGGGGATAATTTGCTACGATTTATGACTTCTTCTTTTTTCTTTTCCTCAATGGTTGTAAAATATTCCCTTGCTTCTTCTGCTCTTGCACCGTTACCTTTACAAGACAACTTCTTTGCGAAGTGGGCAGTAAGTTTATAGTCAGTCGTTGCCTGTCCTCCCCATTCTTCATTGAGGAAGAATGCCCAATAATCAACATTCTCCTCAGCAAAATCATTCTCTGTAATATTATTTTTGCACCATCTAGCAAAATTCTGTGGGGCAAGTTCCAAAAACTGATATAGCTTTCTCGCTGTTGTCATTCCGTTTTCATCAACACCAAGAGCAATTTCTATTGGTGTCTGCATTGTTGTTTCCGATATTTCCTGCATTAAATCATATCTCCTTTCATTTCTGTTTGCATATTCTAAAGAAAAGTGATATGATAGATTTATCAAATTTCTTTGGAAGTTTGTTTCTAAAAACACTCGTTTTTGCTTGGTAGGCGGTCGAGTGTTTTATTTTTGTTGTAAAACCAAATGAATGCCTCTTCTAATTGCTTCTGCTTTTGTAATCTTTTGTTCTTGGCAATATTTTAGCAATTTCTCATGAGTATCATTATCTATTCTGACTTTAATATCATGATCTTTTCGACATTCGGTTGGTCTTCCTGTTCGTGGACTCATAATTTATCACCTCACTTTTGAGTTCCATAAGTCATATTATAACTTATGAGTTCCAAAAGTCAAGCTCTTTTTTGATTTTTTTAATCACAGGGCTGAAAATTCAGCTGGCTCAAAATTGAGCTGGTTAAAGTCGCTCAACTTAAAATTGAGCTCAGTATAATCACTCACGCCCATTTAGGCTTCAGTTAAAACTTTAATGCTTCACAATTTTTTTCCGAACCTCATATACTTTAATCGTTCCATCACTGTTTTTCTTAATCTCCGCATTGTTGCCACGCATCAAGATTTTAGCAATCATATTAGCCTGCTTCTGAATTTCTTCCTGTAAAAGCACCATATCACCTCAATTTTTCTATATTGCACTGTTTTTATTTTCCATTGACATTTCTATCCATAAAACATACTATTAAATAGCAGAGTGTGTTTCCTTATAAACAGATATAAGGGGGTGTTCGTTATGACATATTTAATGCTAATACTGACAATAATACAAATTATCATCTATTTAGTAAGTGGTTTTACTATTATAACCGCAAGTGTTTCATCACGATTTAGAATATGGTTAAAAGGAATTATCATTGAAGCTCTAAGAGATTTTTTTAAGCAATGATCAAACCTTACATAAAAATCGTTGAAATGCGGAAAGGAGAAATATCCAGTCGACACCCTTGTTAGTCTATCTTGTGAAAACCGGAAGCACATTCTGCATTTTTCACTCTTTATTCGCCTTTATGATCTGCGAAATCCTCGACTGTGAACATCCCATCTCATCCGCGATCTTTGCCTGTGACCACTTAGCTTTATAAAGAGCCATCACCTTACCCTCATCAATCGGCTTTTTCTCTTTCTCCAACTTATCAGGTATTACGAGCTCACCGGTGCCCTTTTCAATGACTTCATTAACTTCATCCACAAAATCATCAACAATAATGTGATCTTGTGCAATCTCGCTTTTTACCTGCTCCTCAAATATTCTCTGATTTTCTACTGCCTTCTTTCGATCCAGTTCCATTACCGTCATCAGACAATAATTCGCCAGGTCAAGACAGGTATCCCGGATGCTTTCATCCATCACTTTCTGCTTTGCTCCGCCGGCAAGATTCTCCAACCGGTTCCATTTATCTTCCATTCGGACCAGTGCAGCAACGATCCCGTACTTTTTAAAGGATCTGCCAAAGCTGTCACCATAATCATGATTCTTTCGTACATACACATCGTGCACAAAATCAACCAGCTTTTTGTGTTCCTCAATCTGACTCATCTTTTTTCCTGCCTTTCTCTTCCTTGAATTTTCTGATTGCTGCCACTTCTGGAACAAGGTTATGTGGTATCTGAATCACAGTAATCAGTTTCTCATCGTGAAATATGTACGCTTTATCTCCATACAGCCGGATCTGATTTGCTGACCGATTATAGAAATATTGAGCATCCACCCATTTCCGCAGATTACCGGACGTCTCCCCGTGTCGTACACCCAGCCGATAAACCTTTTCAGCCATACGATGAGCTGATCTCTTCCCTACGCCGCATCTCTGCTTCATACGATACCTTGCGTGCTTTGTTACTACCGTAGATACCACCCCTTTCCTGCTCCTTATCAATAATCCCCGCTGTGCTTCCGACACACATTCACAGCTACTTGCTACGGGGAGGGAGACCATATATATGTATATGGCACGCTGTCTACTGCAAGAATCACAACGACAGCAAACCGGAATAACAGGAATCGAACCTGCATCTTCTGATCATCAAGCGTTCTACCATTGAACTATATTCCGGTGATCAACCTTCGATCAGGCAGTGTGTTACTTTTTGTTTGTAATGGTGATTGGTACAATAGATTCCGGTATGTAGTTGACCTCATATCTGTACTTATTCACCTTGCGCCGCCGATGTCCTCAACCACATACATTGTCTCTCTGTTCAGCCCAATGATATGTTTTCGATAAGAGCCATCTTTCATTTCACACACCACGTTGATCTTATTCTTGCTTTCCACATCCAGTGAAAATGCACCGATCAATTCAAATTCCACCTTATCGGTTCTGGAATTGATTACTGCCAGCCGGCGAAGCACATTGAAATTATCTGCCTCCTGAGAGACATTCTCGGACACTCTATCTGCCTCTGTGCATCCTGCCAACGTGAACACCATTGCTACCACGAGCAGTACCGCCATCATTCTCTTTTTCATCTTCATTTCCTCTCTTTCTGTTAATTAAAAATTATATACACCATCGTCAGAACAAACCCTAAGATCAGCATTTTCATTCCAACACTGACCGCAGCATCCTTTTCTTTGCAGTCGAGGCATATCATCCACAATGCCATCAGACCATTGAATACTAATGTAAATATTTTTAAGACTATCACATCGCATACCGCCTTTTTTATTTTTAAATTTTTTCAAGAACCCGCATCAGATATCTGTCTCCGGATATATACGGGATAATCCGCAAAGGCAATTCTGCCGCCTTTCGTAATTCCTTAGCGGTAACCACGATCTGCCCATCTTTAACAGAATCTGGATTCAGCAACACTACTTTTGTAAAGTCCCCATGTTCCAAATACTCGGCATATCTCTCAGCACTACGCAGTTTCTCCCTCAAGATTTCATTCTCTGACTCCAGAAATTTTATATGCCGCTTCTTCCTTCCAAACATATTCTCCCTCCATTCGTATCAGGTCTTTTTTGTTTTTTCGTTACTCGTGGGGCTGAGTAGGCGTCTGGGGTCTCTCCCTGCAACCCCCGCCCCCCTTGTTTGCTGTTTTCTCTGCTGCATTCCGGTCAGCTCTGTACAATCGTTCAAATTGATCGTTATCACGCCTCGCCGGCAGCTCTCTGTGATAAACTCTTGTTTATTCGATAGAACAAAATCGCCCACAATCCCTTATTTCATGCACCTTTACGGTGTTTTTATCACTTCTCATTTTTCATTTAGAACGTCTTATATACAATTTTTGATATGATTAACCGCCATTTTCAAGTTCTTCCATATCGATTGGAATGTCCTGTTCCAGCATCCGCTGCACCTGCTCAGGTGTCTGGTCTGCCTCCACCTGTCTCCGCGGCTCAATAACAACCTCCTGCTGGTCTTTTAAGCCATCCCAGTTCTTTTGCCAGAAGATACCTGTAACTGGATTGATCTTTCCATCGGACATCAACTGCTCCCGGATCTGGGACATAATCTGCCGGCTTTTTTTAATGACGCCAGTGCGCGCCGAGCTGGGCTCCCTACGCTGAATATTACTAACCTCGCCTTTCGTCAAGCCCCATGCATTATACAGTCCAAGATTTCCAGGCTTAATGTTGTTGTCAATGCAATACTGGAGATATTTCAGCGTTCTATCCCTCAGTTGTTCCGGATCCTTGGTATCTATCTCATCCCACAGAGCAATTTCCAGAGCATGAGCTGTTATCTTGCTAATTTCCTCTTTCGTAGCAGTAATGCCATTGTCTCCAATCACAGGGGACTTCTTCCATGCTTGATTCTTTGCCACCATTTTATTCCCAGAACCTTTACCGCCCATAAACATTCACCACCTTTAAATTCTCCATAAAATAAAAAAAGAGCTATAAACAATAGACCTCTACGAATAAGATCTATTCTTCATAACTCACCGAGTTTCCTCAAAACCAAGCTCATCACTTGCCCGAATCAGCTATACTGTTCGGAGTAACTTTACAATAACAGATTTCCAAACAGAATGCAAGCATAAACAAAAAATATACCATCCCTAAATTTCTCTGTGCTGGCAATTACAGTTCTTCTTGTTTCGATTTCCGTTTTCCCCTATACTATTCTATTCTTCTCTCCCCTATTCTTATCTTAACCTCTACTATACTAAACTAATCTATACTACTTATGCAACCAAAAATCAACCATATGGAGACAATGTGGCAACCAGTTGGTAACCAAGATAATTTTTCCCAAAGAATAATATATATTTTTAATGAAATATCAAAGATGTACATCCGAAATAAATATCAGCTGTCGCGAACTAAATCAAAATTAACTTTTAATATGAATCAAGGCTCTAATCTACTACACAATCACTACACAATTTATCTATGATTATATATAAATTTGCATAGGTATATATTTTACATTAAATTCGCCCAATCGCTGATAATATATAGCTTTATGAGTTTTCATAGGAATATGAACAGAAACATGAAATTGGCAGTAATATCACAATTCCTAGTTTCATTTTCTATCTTTCCTTTCTTTGTTAAGCCTTTATTTTATGGTGTTTCGGCGTAACTGCGGCAAGCGTTTACACCATTTTTTACACCATTTTCAGCATTCTTTCAACTTTTTCTACTTCCTTCTTCTTTTCATCATCCGTCAAATGGACATACAAATTCATTGTAATGCCAATATTCGAATGACCCAGAAGCATCTGTAGCGTCTTAGGTCGCATTCCTGCCTCAATACATCTGGTAGCATATGTATGACGAAGCGTATGCATTGAGAAAGAGTCCATCCCTGCTTTTTGTGCTAATTTAAACAACGAAGTATCATAAGCAGAATTTTTGGTCGGTTCCCCTTTTCTGCAGAGGAAAACAAATTCTTTATACTGTGGATCAACATCTTTCAAAGAAAACATCTTCATCTTTTGACACTCCAAGATTCTGATGCACTCAGCCGTCATAGGAATTTCCCTGTAACCGCTTTTGCTCTTTGGCGGACCTATACGCCACTCTCCAGTAGCATGTCTGTATTCCATACTTCTCTCAATACGGATCACACCCTTCTTAAAATCAATATCAGACCACTTCAGCCCAATCATCTCTCCGGTTCGAAGTCCTGTCTGCAGCAAAAAGGCAAATTGATTATAATTGCTTGTCCCATATGCAACATCCAGAAACCGTTTTTGTTCCTCTACCGTAAGAACTCTTCGTTTCTTAGGCTTCTTACTTTGGGGAATCTTCACTGTTTTTTTAACAGGATTTCGCAATAATATATCATTTTCAACTGCGGCTTCAAACAAAGTATATAGGGTAACCCTGCACTGATAGATTGTACTTTCAGCATATTGAGGTGCCATCTCATTCAAAATCTGTTGACAATGTATTGGTTTAACATCTGCTAAATGCATCCTTCCGATATGATCTTTGATATTGTTTTCATATCGTTCTGTGTAATTTCTCCGTGTGTTCGGTCGAATAGTAGGACCTTTTACACTATTTAAGAAATAATCAAACCACGCATCCACTGTCATACTATCACCGGCAGATAGATCAGAATTCCGATCTATATACGCTGCTTCTGCCAGCCATCGACGACACTCTTGAAGTTTTTTGAAATACTTCTGTTTTCTTTTACCTCTCTTGTCAACGAATCTTGCAGTATAACGCCCATCTTTCCTTTGAGCAATTCCAACTCCAAGTTCACGACCTTTCAGGTCTTGTCCCATGTATAAGCCTCCTTTTATCCAAAGAAAAGCTCAATACAGCACATTATATTGTACCATATTCACTCTTCTTTGTCCACAAAGAACCCGGTAGCTATATCTCCAGTTCCTTGTCAATGAAGGCTTCAAAAGCTTTCCTTTTTATCAAACGCTTTCTACCAACAAATAAAACAAATGGGCAGCGTGGATCTAGTGTAAGCTCTCTGAGCTTATTCTGTCCAATTCCGCTTAAAGCATTTGCCTCATTAATCGACAATAACAATTTTTCAGATATTCTGACTTCCTGTTTTTCTTTCGTCTTTTCTCCCATAGAATCACCTCGTAATAAATCATCATTCAACATCTGCTCTTTATTTCCTGCATAATTCCAACAATGCCAGATAATGAAAAAGCAAGCATCGATGTTAGTCACATAGAACAAATCATTTGTTCCTTGTTTGACTTATACATCAACAACAGACTATTTCTCATCCATGCTTTCTAAAAGACCGGATGGAATGATCTTTTCCATTTCAAGCTTATAGAGTACCAAACGAAGTATGTATTCTGGAATAACCCTATTTCCTAGTTCCCAGTCTTGGTAAGTTCGATATGGCATGTAAAAATACTTCGCCATATCCTTCTGCTTCATTCCGGATAATCTACGAGCTTCTTTTAATAATTCATATCCTTTCATATTGCCACCTTCCAATACTTTTAGCGTATAACAATATTATATACGCTATGCGTATTTTATCAAGTGTTAATTAAATAATCTCTTGTTGATATATATAATCTCCAGTTGAAATCACCGGTCACTGTGGTTAGCAACACACTCTGGACTCGCACCATCTCCTATAGACCATAAAGGGAGTATCATTATCGTAGAACAGTCGCAACCACGGAATCACCACAATTCCTCTTTTGCATGGATGTTATCGCTCCCGGCATCTCACATCAGGCATATTGATCAAATGTATATTTCATCTCCATCAATTCATCCTTACCGATCCTGGCGCATCTGCGGCACGGCGCAATGCGTAACTGTTCCCTATGTCCAGTGAAGTCATCATATTTAATTGTCGTGCTCCCCCAGAAGAAATGTTTTCCTGTGTGGACACATCTAAATTATAAATGCCTGCTTTACTCTTGCAAAGAACACATATTTCGGTTATCTTCCACGATTTATCGGTGTATCATTCAAAAGAAAAAGGTATTTTGATTATTTTTCAAAATACCCTCTACTCAGATTGAAAATCATTTCTTCCTGTTTGATCAAGTAATGCTTTTATGTAACCTTCTATACGACCTTTCTGACGCTCAGATAATCGTCTATAATTCTTTATAATCCAAACCTCACTCCTATCTTCAAGACAAATGGTATTCTCATTATCATTAAAAAGATCTGAAGCCGGAACACCCATGCCCTTGCTATTTTTCGTATATTGCTTTCCCGCACATCATAATCTTCCTTCTGTCCCAAACTCCATAATGTGCTTTCCGGAATACCACTTCGTTTTGAAAATTCGTAGCGTGTCATACCTGTTTCCGCTAAAAATTCAAGATACTGGTTTCTAACAGATTTACTAATGGCAGACACCCCCTTTTTCCTCTGAGACAAGTATAACTTGACATAAGAAAAAGATATAGAACACATATTTCGGTGTATTTCCACGATTTATCGGCGTATTTTTTATAAAGTTCTTTGTTTTATTCAACAAATATTTTACAAAATAAAAAGAGAAAAGATGATAATTACAGTTTCGATAACCATTACTCATCTTTTCTCTCAGTTTTCCGCCAATCCCACCAAATAAGGTCGGTTTAACCATACCTAAAATAGTACAATGCACCAATTTAATAAAATGTGTTTTTTTAACTGTTTATCACATTTTCCCATCATTTTTTACTCCAATCTGTCGTTAGTGCTGTCATACCATATCTACAAAGTATCTTTTTACCATTTTTACATTTTATAAGTATGGCTATAACATACTTATAGGAGGTGGCGCTATGGCTCTCAACCCAAAACAGTTTGGCACTGTTTTGAAAAATGCCCGTATGGATAAAAAACTCACACAAGCTGAATTGGCTGAAATTCTTGATCTTTCATTATCATATTTGAAAGACTTGGAGCGCTTTAAGAATACTCCCAGCCTTGAGGTTTTTGCCAAAACCATACAATATTTTAATTTATCTGCTGATACTGTAATTTATCCAGATAAAAACCTGAACAACAGTACATACCAAAAATTACAAAGACATCTACTTCAATGCGATGAGAAACAGCTTAAAACTCTCCTCGCAATCGCAGAAGCTGTCCTATCAGTCGATGACACTCGCACAGACAATTCTGATATTTAATTTTTGCTCTAATATTCAAGGTTCGTTTTGTCATAAAATGAACCTTTTCTATTATTTATTCAACTGTTCAAAAATATCATTTGCCACACTATCTTTTTCAATAATTCCCATACCACACAATAAGAACAGACAATCTATATATCCCTGACAATAAGCCTGTTGAGTCTCTAGTGATGCATTATCTTCCAAGCATTCTATCCATTTCTGAATAATTCTTTGTTCGGTTTCCTTCATATGCTTCATCCGCTCTTTTCCAATCGCCTGTATCTTTTCCAATTCATTTTTAGCATTTTTCTGTCCTGGTATCTGAATTATTGATTTTTTCGATAAATTTTCGCCACGCAATTGTTGCATAAATTTCGCCACTTGGTTCCATATCTGATCACTTTCCATATTTTCGCCTCCATTCTTGTATGTAGTATTTACATATTTAGAATTGTTACACCACACAGTTAAAAACGGATTTTAATCACAAGGCATATTTCTTACGCTTGTAATATTTTAATTATTACACGCGTAAGATAAATAGTCAAGTTTTTATTTGACTTTGTATATAGTGGGCTTTATAATAAAATATGTATATTACACTCGTAAGAATTAGGAGGTGTCTACATGAGTGCATTACCACAAATATCAGAAGCTGAATATGAAGTGATGAAAATTGTTTGGAAGTATGCTCCTATTAACACAAATGAGATTACTGAAAAACTTTTAGCAACATCTTCATGGAGTGCAAAAACTATACAAACCTTAATCAAACGCCTTGTTAATAAAGGAGTTCTGACCTACGAAAAAGATAGCCGGGTATTCGTTTATTCACCTTTAGTGAAAGAATCTGATTATATTGATCAAAAAAGTAAATCTTTTTTAGAACGATATTTTCATGGGGATATCACCGCCATGTTATCCACATATATTGAAAATGACCACTTATCCGAAACAGAACTGGAAGATTTACGCTCTCTTCTTTCCAAAAAAGATCCTACAGGAGGTTCCACGCATGGATGAATTTATAACCCATTTTTTATTATGCAATATTGTTATCAGTATTATTATTGGCATTTTTTTAGTATCCAAGTGGATCTTTAAAAACACTCTGACAAGCCGGATGCAGTATAATTTATGGTATTTTTTACTTGTTCTGCTTTTAACACCATTTTTCCCAGTACAAAGTAAACAGTTTCCTGACCTTTTTTCCTGGCTCAATCATGTAATTATATCACCGGCATTTCAAACCGTTCAAAATAAAACCGTAGTCTCCCCTGCAACCCTCTCCAATTCTTCTGACTGGATGAACGAATTTACTATCTCTGTAAATTCCAGCACTCCGACAATTATCAGAAGCATTTTGTTATGTGTATGGATTGCCGGTATGTTTGTAGTGCTCGTGTTGGTACTAAAGTCCTCACTGCAATTGCGTTCTTTAAAAAGATCCGCACTTCCTCTTCAAAATACCACTATATGCAAACTATATAAACAATGTTTATTCGAGATGAAAATCACAAGGAATATCCCCATTTATAGCACTGCTTTCCTAAAAACACCTATTATTACAGGCATTTTTAAAACCAGAATTTATATGCCAATTCATCTGATATCGGATCATCAGAAAACGGATGTGCGCTATATCTTGCTGCACGAATTACAACATTATAAACACAAAGACTCTCTTGCCAATTATCTAATGTTTCTTACAGCAATACTATATTGGTTTAATCCTATCGTCTGGTATGCGTTAAAAGAAATGCGTAATGATCGAGAGATTGCCTGCGATACTTCCGTTTTAAAAATGCTTGATGAATGCGATTATGAAAAATATGGAAATACACTGATTAATTTTGCTGAGAAGATTTCCTCTTCTCCTTTTCCGTTTGCTGCAGGTCTTGGTGGAAATATCAAACAGATAAAACGGCGTATCATTAGCATTGCTTCTTATAAAAATCCCTCTTTTCATAAGAAGGCAATTGGAATTATCGCCTTTATGCTGATTACTGCTGGAATTATAAGTTTTACTCCTTTTATTTCATCCTATGCTGCTATCAACGATCAATATAACTGGAATTATTCTTCAGAAAATATAACGCAGACCGATCTTTCTTCATACTTTAAGAATTATGAAGGCAGCTTTGTTTTATTTAATTCCAATCGTGATAGCTGGACTGTGTATGACATGGAACATGCCACCCATCGTATATCTCCAGACTCCACTTATAAAATATATGATGCACTTTGGGGATTAGAGGAAAATATTATTACACCACAAAACTCCCTACTTATATGGGATGGAAAAGACTATCCTTTTGAAGCATGGAATACTGATCTGACACTAGATTCTGCTATGGCAGCCTCTGCTAACTGGTATTTCCAGACAATAGATGAACGTCTTTCCCTTACTCGTATTCAAAATTATCTAAACAAAATTGAATATGGAAATAAGAATATAATGGGCGGATTATCTTCCTATTGGCTAGAATCCACCTTAAAAATTTCTCCTGTAGAACAAGTGGAACTTCTGAAAAAATTACAAACCAACAATTTAGAATTCCATTCCAACAACCTTCAGGCAGTAAAGAATTCCATTCTTCTTTCATCTGTCAATGATAAGAAACTTTACGGAAAAACCGGTACCGGACGCATAGATGACAAAGATGTGAACGGTTGGTTCGTAGGTTATATCGAAACAACAAATAATACCTGCTTTTTTGCCACCAATATCAGTGCAAATAGTGATGCTACTGGAAATAGTGCAGCACAAATCACCATGTCTATCTTATCTGACATGAATATCTGGAGACAATAAAAATTTCACATGTCTTTTAATTATCAAAGAGATTGGATAAACATACATTATAATTCTTTACCCAATCTCTTTATTTTTTCCTTATTCCGTGAAACTTACCATAGTGTTACATCCCTTTTTTTCAGCAATAATACCTGCTGGAAACTGATTTTCGCAATACATTTTATTTCACCCACTAGGTTAAACAA